AGCTTTATGGAAGTATAAATTAGGTGTAGGTACAGATGGCAAGTATCAAAGTACCGGTAGTTTATTTAGTAAATCTAATGAAGAAATTACTACTGAAGTATGGCGTCGTATAGTTAACAACTTACCATATCTTTTAAAGACAAAAGGTACAGCTCGTAGCATTAAGGCATTAATGTCATGTTACGGAATACCACAAACATTGTTAAGTATACGAGAATATGGCGGCCCGGCTGTATCTGGAGATGCACCTAACATTATTGAGGATCGCTATGCTTATATGTTAGCTGTCGACGGTGATGCTATTAATGATGCAATAGAAAACAGTGTAAGTTACGTAGGATATACGTCACCAGCTGGCGCAGTTACACGTGAGTTACGTTTTAGGATTCCGACAGGTTCAACTGCTAGTACACAATTATACGAACGTGGCAGTAACTCAATTGGTGTAGAATATTTTTCTTCTGGTTTATATTCTGGTAGCGATGAGTATGGACGTGTAGTAATGGACGGCACAATAGCTACCCCATGGGTACCTATATATGATGGAGATACATGGAATCTACGCTGGTGGGTTACGGGCGGTACGGGACGTGTACAGGTACAAAAAGCTAGTGACCATTTCGTAGGTCGCATTTCACATAGAGTATCGGCCTCGGCAGCTGCTAGTGCTTTTTCTGCCGGTGCTGCGACTATAGGTGATGGATTTTCTGGATATATTCAAGAGTTTCGCGAATGGAGTACGGTATTATCTCAGGCAGAATTTGATGATCATACACTTAATCCTACTAGTTACGCACTAACTATTACAGATGATTTAGATAGAGTTTATAAATCATTAAACGTACATTTTACATTAGGTAGCGATGGAAATGCGTATGATCATACCGTTATTACTACAGTATCTTCAAGTCATCCTAGTAGAATTAGCGGACGTAATGGAACGTTGAGTGGAGTCACGACACCCCCCAATCCACAATTAGGTAACTACGTAAGTGTAGACGAAGTTTATTATATACAAGGTATATCATTAGGTGGTAATCTGCCTAGGTCTCAAAAGATTCGTTTAGAGGATAATTATCTTGTTAGTAAATTATCCCCGACAAATACCGGGGAACGTTCTAGTTATGATTATGCTCCTATCGATAACAACAAGCTAGGATTGTTTTATAGTCATGCGGATCAAGTAAATAAAGATATATTCGACCAGTTCGGAGATGCTGAATTAGATGCGTATATAGGAGATCCTGGAGATGAATTTGAAACTCAATACAGAGACCTTCGTTATGCATCTGATTTTTACTGGAAAAAATATACGGACCGTAACGATGTAAATGCATACTTACGAATTTTTAGTCAATTTGACTTTAGTTTATTTAGTCAAATAAAACAATTGGTACCGTTACGTGCTAATTTAGCTGCTGGCGTATTGATAGAACCGCATGCATTAGAACGTGCAAAAGCTCAAATAACCAAAAGGCCGCAGGTAGAGAATCCGCAATATGATGCTGAAATACCACAGCCAGATGCTTTAGTGTTTGGCGAGTATACTTTATATAGCGGTAGCATTGATACTACACGAGATATTATAAGTGCTCAAAGTTTATATCATATCGACAGTTACAATGGATATGATGAAACTGGAGATACTTGGTTTGCTAATTTTGCTGGTATACAAAATCCCGGGCCGATGGATTATTGTACTATTGAAATTAATCCTGGGGATGAATTACCTTCATACACAGCTTCAATTTCGGATGTTATTAGTTATAGTAATAACAATGCACAGTATTATGATTGGTATACATACACTGGCGGCAATCCTAATTTTAATACTTTAGATACAACAGTTAATGCAATTAAAGGCGACCGAGTCTCGAGATTATATACTACTACCGATAATTATTGGACATATTTTTCAGCTGTTGGAGATATTACAGATACATTATGTATTGTTCTTAATAATCCACAATTTGATATTGATGTCAATATAGATTATAGAATAGTAGCCGCTCTATCTACTACTAACGGATTAAATGTCGGTAGTGGTACATTTATAATGCGGCTAGGCATAGGCGTAATTGATACGGATGGTCGTTTAGAATATGTTGGTAATGGGGTTTCGCGTAACGTATCATTAAATGCAGGTGGAGCTACGACAACTACTGGCACAATATCAAATGTACGTATACCGTATACTGCTAAACGTGTTGCATTAACATTACAATATACATGTTTATCCAAGGGTGCGGGAGCGAATGGAGGTATTGAATTAGGAGTCGCTACTAATCCATTTAGTGTTATATTTAAATTACGTAACGTATGCCATTCAGCTGAAATGCCGATTATAGACCAACCACGTCTGAGTAACATATTCCAACGAGTAGTTTATCATTATTCCGGAAGTAATGTAGGTGCTTCATTAGAAAGACGAAATGCACAGCATGCGGCTAGTCAATCTAGAAATGATTACTATAAAATTAGTTTAGAACCCGCAGCTTATTTTGATGATGAATTAGCTCAATATGAAAATTCTAGATACATCGGATGTCGTATTTCTGCCCCTGATATCAATTTACCTACTACTACACAAAATGCAACAGCAATATTAGGTACGCCTGTAATTGAAGTTTATGAGACAAATGCTAATCAATTAATATTTACACAAGCTCCAGAATCACGTGGAGGTACTGGTAATACAGAACCTGGTAATTTATTAGTTAGATAATTTGATTCAGGTATATATTTATTTAAAATAAGGATATAACATGGGTTATTTAAATAATAGTACAATCACTGTAGATGCTATTCTTACTAAGAAAGGCCGTGAATTATTAGCCCGCGGCCGTGATGAGTTTAAAATCACTCAATTTGCATTATCTGATGATGAAGTAGATTATGATTTATACAACACTGAACATCCGTTAGGTACTGCATATTACGGAGCTGCTATTGAGAATATGCCACTCATCGAAGCATTACCTGATGAGACTCAGATGATGAAATATAAATTGGTTACATTACCGAAAGGCACTTCACGTATACCGGTAGTAAGAGTTGGACAAACTGTTTTAAGTTTAGAGTCAGGAGAATCTACAATTATTTCTCCTTCAACTGTAAACTTCCAGGGTGGTAATCGTCAATTCGGGTATACAGCAATACTAGGAGATTCTGATGTAGCTGAAATTAGAGCTACTAGATCAGCTCCGGGAGCAGCTGCTGCACCAGCTACAGCACAATTTATTGGAGATTCAGAAGCAGCTCAAAGTATTACTGTTACCGGTACAGAATTTGAAATTACAGCTAAACCTCAATATACTGCAGATGCAACTACTACGTTGTTAATTATCGGTAATGAGACAGGCGGCAGAGCTTTAGTTACTATCACATCCAAACTTATAACAGTTGCAACTGCAGCAGTTGAGTTAAGACAATAAAAGGATTTATAAATAATGGGAACATCTAGAAGTGTAGCTGCAAATAGTAGATTTACAGAAGCTCGAGAAACGGGCCGTACTGGCGGAGCACCTATATCTCGTGGCAGTGCTGCTATTAGCAATCAAGTAGAATCGTTAGCTCGACAATTAGCAGATAATATTATACGTGAACGTGATGCTGCTCGTCAACGTACACGTTTAGGTAGAATTTATACTAATTTTGATGCGGTAGAAGATATATTACCTAATAACGTAGAAACATTAACGCGTGGATTATTTTCAGGTAATACCGGAAGTTTAACTTCCGGAATGTTTACATCTTCTACAGCTACAGCTATTCAAAAAAGTTACTTTATAGAAGTATTCAATAAAAATCCGAGTACTGCAACAGATGCTGAAGTACAGTTTTCTATTGCATATGGGCATTATGAAGGCTCTGGCTCGCGAGATTTAACTGGTAACTTAAATAATGATACGCCTACCCGTGCGATATATAAACAATATGCACAAATATTATTACCGCCAAATGATTTTAAATTTACATTTAACGGCGTAGATTCTAATAGTATCTATATTTTAAATTTCAATCGTGCACGTTTCCGAGAAAAACTTGATCCGGGTAATTTAGAAGTAAACATACGCGGTGTTAGTAGTACTCAAGTGAGACGTTTAATTGATGATTCGTCAACAGCCCCTGCATCTGTAGGTGAGGGCGGCTCGGTATATAATATCGTGTCTGGTAGTATCGATGATGGTACTAGCATTTATTCTCCTACAACATATTATGGATTAATGTATCCGCAATACGGTATTGTTATATTAAACGGTGATGCATTAGATGTAGCAGTTAATTCTGGAGGTGTTGCATTAAATACTGATGACGGTGATGATGTAGATGCTGTAAACCCTATGAAATTATTTGATCAAATTAGTCAATCTATCAGTCTAGCTAGCTCCGGCGAAACGTATGGGATACAAGCTCGTTCAAGTGAACAAGTGAAATCTACATACTATTTTGTACGTGTTAAGAATGGTGAATATAATTATTCAAATAACCCAACATTTGTAAGTGGTTCTTTAGGCTCATTAAAATATCCAACTTTTTATCGTGATCCGCAAACTTATATTACAACGGTAGGTTTATATAATGATCGACGTGAATTGTTAGCGGTAGCAAAACTAAGCCGTCCATTATTAAAATCATTTACTCGCGAAGCATTGATTAAAGTTAAATTAGACTTCTAAAAACACTATGCCGGTTATTCCAACAGTATATAATACTATACGTCCCGGCGACTATCAAACTAATACTGTAAAAGCATATAAAAGCTATACGGTAACAAATAGTACGTTTTCAGCGTCTGGATATAGAGCACATGATGCTATATGGAAGCTACATCCACC